TCGCTATTCTGTAAAACATCAAATTCAGTATCATCAAACATATTTTCAATTAGACTTAACATAAAATGGATCATTCTTTCTAATTTGTTCTAAGCGGTCATAATTTTGGTTTGCTGCACCTACCCACAAATGAAGAAATACAATCATTCCAACCGCTATTAATGTTGTGTATCCTAAGAACTTGCAATATTTCTTGAGATAAGTTCTGTTAAAATCTTTTTTCTTTAGCTTTCTCGCTTTTGAAATTTCAACTCGTGTCATGCTGTCCTCCTTAAATTTTGTATTTAGCCATGAACTCATCTAAATCCCTGGCATCGTATCGAATTGTCGCGCTTCCGCTTGGTCTCTTAATTACGATTTGCTTCAACCCCATCGATACACACTCATCAAAATCTCTATCGTCGATTCCTCCGATATAGGCTTTTGCCTGTTTCTTGTTTAAGTATCTTTGCTGATTGTTATTTGTTGGTAATCGTTCTATCGCATTTGCTACGATTTCAGCAACCTTGGAATTGAGAGTTGTTTCGAAATCTACGCTTAATAAATTCACTGCTCTTCTCCTCTCTTTTCAACCAATTCATAATCTTCAAGTTTTCTTTTTAGTTTTTGCTTAAAAGTCCATAAAATCATCCAAGATAATCCTGATAAGATGATTGCTATTGTTAATGCGATTTTATTAAAGAAAACAATAGCTATAACTAAAAAAACAAATGCTAGAAAACCTAAACATCCTAATCCGTTAATTAGTTCAGGATTTTCTTTTATAACTTGTTTAGCAATCCTTTTTTCCATATTTTCACCTCCTATTTCATGTTTTTTCATATTGTTGTAACCTTCTTTCAAGCCTATAATTGTGTTGGGGAAAGGAGGTGTTTATTATGAATACGCAATTAAACGAATTTTCTAAAGGAACTATTGTTGTGCAATTTGACCACCAAATTACTATCAAAAGCCACACAAAAACTGCGTTCGTATTTAGCGATAGTACTGATGCTGAACTACCGTTATACATCTTGACTCTTGAAACTAAACATCAAGTTTTAGCGTTTCGAAATGATGTTTTTATTGAGTCAATTGCGAATGATCCTAACGTTACATTCCGTTCTAACAGCGAATTGATTGACTTAGGTGTAAATCCCGATGGTATTAACGTTTTTCAATTAGTTCCACCGACGTTGGTTCAACTTTGATTGAACGTTCGTCTGATTGAATCACTAATCCGTTTTCTGAAAAAATAAAAGTTAGGTTAGTGTTTAGGGTATCTAACATTTCTTTGTTAGGTGCCTTTTTTGTGTTCATTTATTCCACCTCCTATTCAATTTCTAGAATCTCTTTAATTTGATTGATTCGCTTGTCGGATTTTCGACGGAAATTAATCAAATCATTTAAATACATTCTTGAAATTCCCATTGCTTCAGCCAAATCAGTAGGAGACCAATCTCTATCGATTAGCGCTTTGAGAATTTCTTTTTTTAACATTTTTTGTTCTTCGTTCATCCTGCACCTCCTATTGCTTATTTTCAATTTATAAACGCAAACTTATTGAAATAAATTTGCGTATATGCTATTATGTAAGCGTACAAAATAGACATAACAAAAGAATAGCGTTATATCAGTCTTGCCGGACTTTTTGATTTATCTGCTTTTCGCTTGTTTTGTTCATCAAATTAGCTTACATACTAAGTATAATTGCTTATACGCAAATTGTCAACAGTTTTTTTGCTTAAAAGCAAATATATTTTTTATGTTGCTTTTAGGAGGACATAAAATGAATATTGTAGACAAAATAAGGGCACTGTGTTCAGAAAGAACTATAACTATTGCTGAACTAGAACGAAATCTAGGATTAGGTGCTGGAACAGTTAGTAGATGGGATGTTCGTGTTCCTGGTATTGATAAGGTTCAGAAAGTTGCAGAATATTTTGATGTATCTACAGATTATTTGCTAGGTCGTTCTGATGTGCCTAAGTGGGCAAATAATGATGATATTATTATCTTTGACCAAGCATTAAAACGTAATAGTGTTATCATGTCTTATGATGGTATCGAACTATCTGAAGAAGATAAATTGAAACTAGAAGGCATGATAAAAGCAATGCTTTGGGAGAAAATTCAAGAAAATAAAGGTGGGAATTAATTGAAAGTAAC